ACCACTTGTCGACACGTTTGGCACGCACACGACCAGCTGTGACGGTCTCGATCTCGCGAGCCGTGAGCCGATAGTCCGAGGCGAACCGTTCGCGTGCCTCGATGCATTCAGCGACGTCGTAGGTGGCGTGGCAGGTGGGGCACCGGTGAATGGTGGCACCCCGGGTCGCGTACAGGGGTGCCCCACATTCGCAGGGGCCTATGTAGATCTTCTCGGGGGGCGTGTCGATGACCCGGGTGGCCCGTGCACACCAGCCCCCCACGTCGATGCAGATACGCCCCCCACCCTCACGGATGGCGATGGTGGGCTCGGCGGCGATGAGCCATGCCGTCATCGCTGGCAGGGTGGCCTCCGGCTGGTGGGTGGTGTCGTCCAGGGACAGTTCCCGGATGGCGGCCGTGAGCATGGCCCACAGTTCATCGAGCAGCAGGGAGGCCTGCTGGTTGAAGGGCAGTGGGGTGTCGAAGCTTTTGGCGTGGGGCCCGGATGTCTTGCGGGATCTGCGTGTGAGTTCGACCTCGAGTTCTCCCGCCAGGACGTCGATGGATGCGAGGTGGCCATGCAGGGTGTCGATGCAGTAGGTGCACACGAAGGTGTCTGTGACTGGGCGGGTGTTGCAGCAGGTGCACAGGGTGGTCATGGATGTCCTCCGATCGTCTTTCATCGATGATGGGTGCTGTACGCCGATCTGGTGGCCCTACGGTGTCGAGGGTGAGTATTCCTACCCTCCCGTGTCGAAATCCCGTCCAATGGGCCTTTTTGTGGATCTGAGAGGGTATTGCGGTCCATTCGCTCTATCTCAAACTCGAGGCACTGGATGGCTTTGCGGAGATCCTCCGTTTCCCGGGCGGGGTCCTTGCGCCCTGCACGCAGGATGTACTTGACGGCACTGCCACGGAAGAACGGCATGTCCTCGACGAGGAATCTGGTCTCGACGGGCACGCCGCAGTGCGGGCATGGCGGGCCGTCGTAGTGGGACGGGTGGTGTACCGGATCGTTCATGGGTTTCTCCTGGTGGTGGATTCAGAACGGACAGGTGTCGTCGATTGGAGTGGGGGTGGGTGGCGTCATGAGTGCCGAGGTGATGGAGGGCAGTGGTGGTGCGCTGCAGACATGGGCTGGCACGACATCCCAGTGACCACGCCAATCCCTTCCGCCGGGATGGTGCTTTGCGATGAGACGGCTCCATCGTCTGGTGAGCGTCCAGGGTTGACCGGAGCGCAGCTCGTATGTGGGGCGTCCTGCCAGCAGCGCCGTGGCCTCCGTGGCGGCATCGAGTGGGGTCCAGTCGATGCATGCGATCACGGCGCACCGGTCGGCATCGACACCGACGAGGACGATGCGTTTGCAGTCGGTGCACTTGCGGGGTGTCACACCCCTCCAGCCGGGATGCGGCATGAGGTTTTTGAGGGCGCGCAGGGTGGTCGGGATCAGCGGGTCTGGGTGCCCCGGGTGCCCAGTTTGGGCTGTTTCGGAAAACTCTCTCCCTGCGCGCGACATGTTGTCAGGAACACTAGTTACTTGTCTTGATGTGTACTTGGATAGAGAAAACTGGGCACCACTGGGCACCCGCGAGGTATCATCCCTAGTCAGACCAGTGTTTTTAGGGTGACCCTTCACAGTATGCAATCGGGCACCACTGGGCACCACTGGGCACCCGCCTTGGTGTACATCACAGGTATTCAACTGGGCACCCGGGTGCCCAGTTTGGGTGCCCAGTTTGTCGTGCCAAAACAGCGGCTCCTGACTCACAGCTTGAACCTCCCCTGAGACCCAGTGGAGTCCTCGCCGGATTCGTCATCGGACGACGCGTCGTCGGGGTCGAGAAGTCTGAGACCTGCATAGAACTTCCGCCCATGACTCCTGACGACCCTCACCCCCCAGCGAGCCCTGATCTCACGACCGAACATCGTTGCCGACAGCTCGGCCTCCCCCTCCTCCCTGCACCAGTCGAGGTAGGCGGCGCGCACGATGGATGTGGCGATACGCACCGCACCACCACCGTCGCTTCCCAAAACGACACACTCATCCATGAAGCGCGCCAAATGATCCTCCTCGGCCGCATAGGCTGCCGTGTCGACCAGGACACGATCCGGGTCTGCCAACCCATCCGCAGAGGCGATCGCACCCCTCACGATCCAGGCAAGAATCCCCGGCCCCTCCTCGTTGATGAGGATCGAGGCGAGATCGTCGATGCGCTTCTCGGGCGGAACCGTGTGGTCGAAGCCGATCAGCCTGGTGCGTCTCCAGAACGATTCACCCCCCGACTCGACACGTGGCTTGTCGTTACCCATGAGCCACAGGGTGTGAGTGGGTGTGAAACTGAAGTGTCGGCCGTACAGGAACCGGGCGGTGAGCGTGTCACCGCCGGTGAGCAGCTTCACCTTGGCCTCGTCGAACCGGTCACGCTTGTTGACCTCGGAGCACACCACCATGCGCAAACCGGACAGCCGGGCGATGGCCGACTCGTCGGCATGGCCTGCCATGAGGAATCCAGACGGTGCCGTGGAGGCGTAGTCACCCAACAGGTGGCAGACGACATCGGCAAGCACCGATTTGCCGTTGGCACCCGAGCCATACATGAACGGCAAAATGTGCTGTCTGGCCTGCCCAATGGCAGACACGCCGATGAGGCGCTGGATGTAGCCGATCATCTCCTCGTCGCCACCAAAGGTGTCGGTGAGGAATCGGTCCCATCTGGGAGTGTCTGCCTCGAAGTCTGGGGTGCAGCTGGTGGCCCTGGTGCACAGGGCTTTCGGGTCGGGAGGATCGATGTGGCCATCTGTGAGACTGACGAGGCCGCCGGGGGTGCACAGCGTCAACGCATCGGCGTCGAGCTGATCGGCGGACACCCGCATCTCGGGATGGGTGGAGGCGAGTTTCGCACACGACTCGAGTCCACGTCGGGACAGGCTGTGCTTCCTCCACGCCGCCGCAGCCTTGGTGTCTGCGGGGATGTCCTGGGCAACCTGCGCTGCAGCAGCGAGAGCCTGGGCATTGTCGTCGCACCACACCCATTTCGTGTCGTTCCAGGTGATCCACTGTCCACGGGACGGCACCCATTTGAGACGATCCGACCATGCGGCCGCCATGGCATCACCGTTGCCGGATTCGGTGAGGATGACCGCATCATCCTCGCTGCCCGTCTCGCTTCCTTCCTCGGCTGTCCCACCCTGCCGTCGGGTGAAGGTGAGGGCAGGACCAGACGGCAGCGGAGTGCCATATCCGGCCTGTGCAAGCCTTTTGGCGGCCTCGGACAGATTGCCTGCCGTGTTGTAGTGCGCCCACACCCAGGCTTTCGACATGGGTTCTTCGGCGGGCAGATCGACGGAGGTGGACCACACCCATAGACGGTCCTCCTCGGTGCGCCCCGTCGATGCAGAGGGCCCGTCGGCCAGCCGTTTGCCTGGACGTGTCCACAGCCACCCCATGCCGTCTCGTCGCCCCCTTGTCCATCCCAGAGGCTCCAGAATGTCCTTCCAATCGGTTCTGGCATCGAAGTCGTCGAACGGGGTGATGACGCCCCGATCTGCAGGGCGGGCATGGCTGGGTGTGTGGTCGGGTTCGGGTTGATCCTCCATCTCGTCGAGGGTGGACAGGGCGGCATGAAGCGCGGCGTGCTCGTCGGCGGTGATGGTGGGCAGGGTTTCCGGTCCACCAGCCAACACCTTCCAGGCATGGCCGGTATCCCGGACGGTGGGGGCGGCAACGGTGTATCCGCCTTCACCTCGGGTTTCGATGAGCACATCGACCCGCCCATCGCCTGTGTCACGGCGGGCAATCTTGGTATTGCCACCCACCGGGGCGTCGACACGAAACATGAGGTGGACACCCCCGGATGGGGACCGTTCGAGGCATCCGGCGAGGAGACGCCTCCACAGGCCGGACAGGTCGTGGTCTGCCATGGTGTCGGCGGCGCGGGTGAACAGGTCGATGGCTCGGCCCTCGAACTCGAGCATCTCGAGGTTGCCGGACACCGCCCCACACACCAGGCCGATGCCGTGGTTGCGGTTGGTGAACCAGGCACGAATCTGGTTGTCGTCGGCGCGGCGCTGCTGCCAGGTGCGCCATGGGGTGGCTGGTCGTTTCGTGCCAGCCTCGACGGGGATGACGGACACCCCGGCCTGCTGCCATGCCAGGGCTGCTGCAAGCATGTCTGGTGTGTCGTCGATGCGTTCTGGTGTCGTCATGGTCATCTCTCCACCGCCTGACCGGTGAGAAGCCCGATGAGGTCGTCGAGGGTCATGAGGACCCACTGACTGCCCGGATGTGTGTTGCCGCGCCGTTTGGCCACGACAAGACCGCAGCATGCGTCGTCGTTCCCGGCTTCGGTCTGCGCCTGCCTGGTCCAGTCGCCGGGCTGCAGACGACCCCCGTAGTCCTTGCATTCGACGACGACACGGGAACCCATGTGACGCAGCCCGGCGATGTCTCCTCGATCCTTCGCCCCCGTCTTGGCGCGTCGGTCGATGCGATCGTCGTCGAGTGATGCTGCAAGATGGTCGGCGATGAGACGTTCAAAGCGTGTTCCGGCGGCTTTGGCCGATGCCCTGTTGCGTGTCATGTGTGCCTCCTTGTGAGGTGCCACCGCCGCAGAACCGGTCGTGATGGGTCCTGCGGCGGTGTGATGTGGTGGGACGGTCAGTTGTTCGGCAGCTGGACTCCGGCTGCAGCCAGGGCGGCCATCACCTCGGGGGTCATGGCTGGAGGCTGCTGCTCACCTTGTGCTGGGGCGTTTTGCTGCTGTGCAGGGTTGGAGTTCTGGCTGCCCTGGTCGGCCTGTGTTTGCCCACCGCCTGCCAGATCAACGTTCGACGACGGCGGGGTGTAGGACGCCTCGTACTGTTTTGGCGCGTTCCAGCCGCGACGACTGGGCTGTCCATCACCGGTGTAGGTGAGGGTGAGGGTTCCGCCGGATTCGATGTTGGTCCCCCCGGTGGATTTCTGTACTGCGGCGATGACCGCAGACAGACTCGACTTCGATTCGGGTTTCCTCGACCCCTTGAGGTACACGGAACGTTTTCCGTCATCTCCGGGCTCGGATGCCAGATCGGTGGCCAGGGTGACGC